ACTACGTATCCTTTGATTGTAAGAGATAAAGAAAAGTTTGAGTCACATTGCTTTTTATATATCATTTTAGATGAAGCCCAAAAAATAAAAAATCCAAAAACAAAAATGACCCAAACAATAAAAGAGCTCAAAAGTGAACACAAACTAGCTTTGTCTGGAACTCCAATTGAAAATCATCTAGGGGAGCTTTGGAGTATTTTTGACTTTTTAATGCCAAATTTTTTAGATACATTGAGTTTTTTTAAAAAGTATTATCAAAATCCAATTGAAAAAGAAAATGATATGGCTCGTCAAAAACTACTTAACGAAAGAGTAAAACCATTTATCATACGGCGTACAAAAGAGAAAGTAGCACATGAACTTCCAGCAAAATCTGAAATCATCAAATACACTCAGTTTGAGTCCAAGCAGTCAAAACTCTATGAATCTATACGTGTAACTATGGAGAAAAAAGTACGAGAAGCTATTTCTGAAAAAGGGATAGGGTCTTCCCATATTACGATACTTGATGCACTTTTAAAATTACGACAAGTGTGTTGTGATCCTAGTTTAGTAAAAATTGATGAGGCTTTAAAAGTTCAGGAGTCAGCTAAACTAGAATTGTTTTTAGATTTAGTTGATGAACTTTTAAGTGAGGGTAGAAAGATACTTGTATTTTCACAGTTTACTTCTATGTTAAAAATAATAGAAGAAAAAATTTTAGAAAAAGAGATATCGTATACTAAACTAACTGGCTCAACTGTAAATAGAGAACAAGCAATAGAGAAGTTTACAGATGGAAAAGCAGATATGTTTCTTATCTCACTCAAAGCTGGTGGAGTAGGGTTAAATCTCACACAAGCAGATACTGTTATACATTATGATCCATGGTGGAATCCAGCAGTAGAAAATCAAGCTACAGATAGAGCATACAGAATAGGGCAAAAAAATGCAGTGTTTGTATATAAACTCATAGTAGAAAATAGTATCGAACAAAAGATACTAGAGTTACAAGAGAAGAAAAAAGTACTTCAAGACGGAATATTTGATGAAAATAAACAGCAAGAAGATACGAAATTTTCAGGAGAAGATTTATTGGAGTTGTTGAAGCAATAAAACTTATTTTATTGACAAGAAAATTTTTATTTGTTATAATAATTATGAAACACGAAAATCTCAATATTTAAGAATTAGTTACTCTTAGAGTATTGGAGTTTAAAAAGGTAAGGTTAATAGCCTTACCTTTTTTTATGATGGGTGGTATCTGAAAATGGGTAAAGGGAACTCCAATAAGGAGGTTTTCGTGTCGAGATTATTAATAATCTTAATAGTGGTTGGTATTATACTTGTAGTACCACTTTTCTAAAAAACTACTGGGGAATTAACTACTCCCCATCTTTTTACCTTCAAATTTAAATCCAGTTATTAATAAATTTAATTGCCAATACAATAGATTATAAATCATAATCTTTTTTAAACTGCTCTTCTTTGAACTCTATAGTATCTTTTAGATTAAGTTTTATCAAAAGATTTGGGTTTGTATTCATATCTTTTTTCTTGATGTAATACTGAGACTCTTTATTTGTCATACTTAAAAGATATTTTGTACCTATATTAAAGTTAGATACTCTTTCTCCTAAAGTTAATAAGTATCTATTGTTTGTTCTTTTTATTGTATAGTCATGAGTTATCTCATCTAACTCTTCTTGAAAATCTATTAAGTCTTTCCCTGGTATATGATCGTTTCCAGTTTTTTTTCTTCTAAATGTGATACTGATATCAAAATACTTTTCTATCTCAGCTAATGGTGCTAAAAGTGTATCTTTAGCAGTTAAATTACAAAACTCTTTTGATGCTATGAGCCACTCTACATTTTTTTCACTATAAACTGCTTTTACCCATTTGTATAGTGTACTGTAACTGATATCAGATACAGGAATAGTTGCTGAACTATTTCCTTGAAAGGCATCATAGTTTGTATTTAGATGTTTGATGATCTCTTGTGTATAGGTATTTGAACTATTTTTACTCTTATCTGAGAATGTAAATTTATTCCCATCATTTAACAATATAATTTGTCCTGCTTGTGCAGGGCAAAATTTTGCTTCTATTGTTGTGATAACTCTGTTTGTATCTCTTACTGTTATTTCTGAAGTTGTAGCGTCAAACCCACCTTCCATTGCACAGTGAATATCAAAATAATCACTTAAAAAATCTGTTGCTTGGTTTTGAAATACTTCCCACTTTTGTAATGCCATATTGTTGCCTTTGGTATAAATTATAATTTGGTGTATTATAGCGAATAGATTACATATTATTCGTAGGTAGTCTAAAATATGTTATACTATTGCTATAAATAAAAGGTTACAAAAGAAGATGGATAAAAAATATATTTTATTTGACAACGATGGGGTATTGGTCGAAACAGAAATCTGGTACTATGAAGCCAGTAAAAGAGCGTTAAAAGAATTTTTTGATGTAGAGTTAGAGTTTGAAGAATATATGGATATTATGACAGCAGGAGAGGGAGTGTGGGTGGCTGCAAAAAATGCAAGTGATACAGAAAAAACTATAGCTCGAAATCAAAGAGATATGTATTATCAAGAGTATTTACGAACAGAAGATATAGCGATAGAAAATGTACACACAATTTTAAAAGAGTTACAAAAACAATATAAAATGGGTATAGTAACTACATCAAGACGAGTAGATTTTGAAATTATCCATAAAAATAGTGGTATAACGGAATTTATGGAGTTTGTTTTATGTGTAGAGGATTATCCACGTTCTAAACCACATCCAGATCCTTATTTAAAAGGTTTAGAACTTTTTGGTGCTACAAAAGAGGAAACCATCATCATAGAAGACTCCCAACGTGGTCTTATCTCTGCAAATAGGGCAGGAATAGACTGTGTTATTGTTCATAATGAGTTTACTAAAACTCAAGATTTCTCAAAATCTTTATGTAAAATTGAAAACTTGACAGGGTTAATTAAAATATTAAATTAAAATATATTTTTACTAAATAAAAAAATGTTATAATACGAAAAATATAAGTGAGGCTAAATGAAAATATTATTATTAGAAAATGATCCAACACTACAAAATACAATAAAAGAATACTTAACAAATTTAGGACATCATTGTGTAACGTCTTTATATATTCAAGATGCTAAGCACTATTTAGTAGATACACTTTATGATTTACTTATATTAAATATTGATGATAAAACCTTAGATGGATTAGAATTATATGCAGATTTAAAACGTACTAATTTTACAACACCAGTTATGTTTATAAGTAGTTTAGTTGATATAGAAACAATATCAAAAGCATTTGATATGGGTGGTTCAGAATATATAAAAAAACCTTTTCATATAAAAGAATTAGGATACCGTTTACAAAAATTATCGTATGAAATAGAAAATATACGAAGAGAGCATATTTTATTGAGTCCAAATTATAGCTATATACGAAAAGAGAACAAACTTTTATATAAAAATGTTGTGCAACCGCTTACAAAAAAACAGTTTCATATTATAGAGTGTTTATGTAAAAATTTAGGAACGATAATAAATTTTGATCTATTTAGAGAATATGCTTGGGGATCAGATTTAGTGAGTGATGCAACTATTCGTACAGAATTAAGTCGTTTACGAAAAGTTTTAAAAGAAGATTTTATTCAAAATTATAAAGGGATAGGATATAAAGTAGATAGGTATGTAAAAATACCTAAATAGAAGCGTATAAAAACTAGTTTTCTAAAAAACTTATCTCATCTAAAATATTTTTTAAATCTTTCATACCTTCATCTAATTCATGAATGATTTTCTGTTCAATCACATCCTGAGTCATCTTTTCATCTATTGTAATATTTAGTTGAAGTGCTTGTTCTTTTCTTATTTTTAATGCAATATTTTCATTTAATATTTTCTCAGACAAAATTTTCCTTGTGTAAAATTTGGATTGAAATAATAGGGTAATAAACTTAAGTTAACTTTTCATCTGTGGTGAAAATAAATATCCCTTAATTAAAGTAAAAAGAAGTATTATTTTGACATAATTAAATATATTAATTTAACTAACTGGATATACGTATATGGACAATATGAAAAAAGAACAATCTATTTTAAACTTTATTAAATATGGACCAATTCTTTTTGTACTCACTTTATCATTTATAATTACAAAAATTACTTTAGAGGATAGAAAAAAAACTTTTGAAGCGGAAGTAAAACATATAGAAGAAGTATTTTGGTTAGATAATAAGCAAAGAATTAAAGAAGAAGTTGAAGAGGTATACCAGTATATTTTAGATGAAAAGAAAAATTCAGAAAGTTTTTTAAAAGAAGAGATAAAAAATAGAGTATATGAAGCACATCAAATTGCAACAAATATGTTTTCTAATGAAGTAAAATTAGAAAAAAATCATAATCATTCTCAAAAATATATTTTAGAGTCTATAAAAAACGCCTTGGGTGGAATAATCTACAATAAAGGTAGAGGGTATATTTTTATGGATGATATTAATGGAATCAAAATTTTACAACCTTTAAATAAAGAACTAGAGGGAAAAGATCTTTCAAATTTTCAAGATGCAAAAGGGTATAAATTTGTCCATAAAATTGTAGATACTATTAAAAATAAAACTGAAGCGTATGATACGTATTATTGGTATAAGTCTGGAAATAAAGAAAAATCATACAAAAAAATTAGTTTTTATAAATACTTTGAGCCCTTTAATGTTGCAATTGGGACAGGTGAGTATCTTAAGGACTTTGAAGAAGAATTAAAGGAAAAGGTACTTGAACGAATAAATAAAATGAGATATGGAGAAAAGGGTTATATATTTATATATGATTTAGATGGTACATGTTTATCACATTACAAACAAGAGCTTGTTGGAAAAAATAGGATAAACTATCAAGATAATGAGGGAAGACTTCTTGTTCAGGAGATAATTGATCTTAGTGTAAAAAATAAAGAAGGATATTTAACATATAAATCTTCTGTTAGACCTTTTGATAATATTGAAAGTAATTTAAAAGTATCGTATATTAAATCATTTAAGGATTGGGGATGGGCTATAGGTACAGGCTTTTATACTGATGCGTTACAAAAAGAGATAGAAAAAAGAAAATTTAGCTTAGAAACAACAAATAAAGAATCATTAAAAAAGATAATATATGTCAGTCTTTTCATAACAATAGTTTTTATTTTAATCTCTTTTTATATCTCAAAAATAATAAAAAATAGATTTGAAGAGTATAGAACTAATTTAAACGATGAGATACGAAAAACAATAGAAAAGGATCATCAACTTATACAGCAATCTAAAATGGCTATAATGGGTGAGATGATTGGTAATATTACACATCAATGGAAACAACCATTAAGTTTAATAAGTGTTTCAAATAGTCTAATTCAATTTAACCAAGGTAATGATAAGACAAATTCAAAAGAGAAGCTTAAAAAGTTTACAAGTAATATTGAAAATGCAGTAAATCATCTATCTACTACTATCGATGATTTTAAAAATTTCTTCAGACCTGATAAAGAAAAAAAACTTTTTAAAATAGAAGATGTTTTTACTAAAACATTTAGCTTAATTAATTTTCAATTTACGGATAATAATATTGAATTAATGAGAAATACGAGTGATATTATTGCTTATGGATATCAAAATGAACTTTTACAAGTTATGCTAAATATATTTTCAAATTCAAAAGATGAACTTGTTAAATTAAAAAGTGGGAAAAGGCTTGTTTTTGTAGATGTTCAAAAAAATGAAAGTTACGTAACTATAAGTATAAAAGATAATGCAGGGGGGATACCTGATGCTATTATTGACAAAGTATTTGATTCCTATTTTACAACAAAAAATGATAAAGAAGGAACAGGTATTGGCTTATATATGAGTAAACAAATTATTACTAATATGTCTGGTACTATCACTGTTCAAAATGTACAATATGAAATAGATAATATTCAGTATAAAGGTGCAGAGTTTATAATATCTTTACCTTTTGAAGAATAAGGTAATTTTAAAATCTCTTTGTACCTTTGATATATTAACTTTTGATTAAAAGTTCCATTTAAGTAATAACATAATATTATACAAAAAATAAATGAATGACCGTCATTCATTTAAAAGTTGGAGGTTTTATGGCAATTATTGTTGATAAGGTACAAAAAAGAAGAGATATTGCACTTTCTTGCAATGATTTATTACTTGAAAAAGGGATTAAAAAACTCACTATTGCAGAAGTAGCAAAAACAGCGGGTGTATCTAAGGGAAGTATTTATGATTATTTTGAAAACAAAGAAGATATTTGTGGAACCGCTTTTAAAATGTTATAATTTTGCTTATGAAATGTTAATACACCTTAAAATATAGCTATTTTCACCCTTTTCACTCACATTTTAAAAGCAAATAGTTATATTAAAATAGCCTTAAAAAATAAACATTTCAAGTACTAACTAACCTTTTAAAAACAAAACTAAAACTTATTTAACACCCTTTTTTACTCTTTCTATTAATTTGAGAGTTGATTGTAAGTATTATCGCATGTAGTTATAATGTCATTTATAATTGCATCTAAACCATAAATACCTTCATTCTCTTTCCACATATGTTCTTCCATTAAAGATAATGATCTTTTTATAAAGATAAGTTTTGCACTTGTATCTGCCATTTCTCTGCAAATCTTTGAATATGTTTCTTCTGGTATTACATACCCACTTGCAACTTTTTGTACTTTTTCCATTATATTATTTCCTTTCCTGATAATTGGGCTACTCTGTCAAGTAGTGCCATTGATTCCATATCTAAGTATTGAGACTCCATATCTAGCTTTTTATCAAGCTCTCCACTTAACAGGTACTGTCCGAAGCTACCATCACGATTATGTAGACCTATCCAACCAGCACCGATTCGTGTCCACCATGTAACATGACCTATTTTTACAAAGTGTTTATTTTTTACTAGCTTATCTCCATGGTATTTTTTGAGTACTCTAAGTGTTGAACTTTTAACACCCATAAGCCTTGCTAACTCTGGAGTAGATACTATAAAACCATATTTACTATCTGCATACGCTAAAGCTTTAAATCCCATATGTTCTATATAAAATTCTGCATTTGGATTGAACACTCCATATTGAGAATAGAACTTCATCATATCTTCATCTATAGGTATCTCTTTTACTATCTTTGGTTCATAAGTTTTATTGAGTTCAGCTATTATAAGATCCTCACACCAGTCTCTAAACTTTTTAGCTCTTTGGCTTTTGATGAAAAATCCTAATCTTACTAATCCTCTTTTTGTCCAAAGTGTTTGTCGTCTAGGAATCCCGCCGTCCATAATTTGGACGCTGGTAAAATGTTTGTTTTCAATAAACTCATCTTTATTATTATTCTTATGACTTCTTACAGTACTTGAATTTACACCATAACCAAGTGCTACCTCTTTAGTTGGTAACAAAAACTGATGAGTTTCATCTACTATAAGATTTAACTCTATATCATCTTCAAATTTCTTTACAATTGTTGTCATTTTTATCCTTTTTGGTAAAATTATGAAGAATTATATACCATTTAGGAATAAATGTCAAGAGTTAATTTACCATTTAGGATAAATTTATTATAATTCTTTAGACATAAAGGATAAATATGGATAAAAAAGAATTTGATTCTATTTTAAAAGAAAATAGATTATCAAGAAAAGACTTTGCTAGTTTATCAGGTATTCAATATACGACTGTTGGAAAATGGAATGATACTGATAGACCGATACCTGCATGGGTAAGAAGTTGGCTAAAAAACTACATCAAAGCCAAAAGTTATGAAGATGTAAAAGATAAGGTTTTACAGATAGAGGGGATAGCTAAGTAGCTATTAGATTAAAAATTAAAGTAATAAGGAAAATAATGAAAAAGTTATTAAGTGTTGTGATTATTAGCGGAATGTTTATCGGTTGTGGACAAGTAGCATATAAAAAGTACGGTGTGGGTTTAGCAGGAACATATGATGCTAAAGTTGGATATTCAGATTTTGAAATAGGAAAAAATAAATATAAAGTTACTTATACAGGTGGGTCCTATGAAGATCAAAATAAAATAACAAAATTCGCGTATAAAAGAGCTAAAGAGTTATGTACTGAAAAAGGGTTTACAACTTACAAGGTTTCAAATACTGAATCTAGTTCTACTAAAGCAACTGGTAGCTTTAGTGATAGTCAAAGTAAAAAAGTATATATGCTTGATGTAACGTGTGAATAACTTTTATTCGTAGGTGGAAATTACCACCTACATACTAAATTTAAAAATTGTTTTTTAATTCCCCAGGTACAACTTGCTTTCCCTGCTTATCCAACGTATATGCATACTCTATAAATGTACTTGCGTTATCTAACTCTAGTTCTGCAATTTCTTCTTTTGTTAAAAATATTGTCACACCTTTTTTAACAACTTTATATACAACCACTCTATTATCATAAATCTTTTGCCCTACTGTTGTAGCACACCCACTTAATAAAAATGCAAATAATGCACCTACTAATAATAATTTTTTCATTTCTCTTCCTTTTTATAAAATGCACTATCTCCATGATCTTCTACAAAGCTATAGTATGTCATTGCTCTTTTTCGTGCTAGTTTTGTTGGGTAATACCACTTATCAACTGCATTAATAGCTGTGATAAGATTATCCAACATCTCATCATCTCCTATTTTTTTATCTTCTTGTGTTATTCCATGTTCATAGCGATCATCATGCCGACAACATATTGGCTTAATATCTAAAAAATAGATAGTATCAGGTACAAGTTTTGCATTCCATCCAGCTCCACAACCATTGCAGTCTTTTTTTGATACATAGCCATCTCTTGCTGATAATTTAGAGATTGTATCTTTTGATATTGTTAGTAATTTAAACATTTTATATCTCCAGTTCTATTGCTTTAGTTATCACAACTCACCTCCAGCGATAAACAAATTATCTAGCTGTCGTTCACTCATCCCTAAACCACTCGCCATAGCATTTAAACTATCCCAATCTCTCCTAACCACATCTGCATATTCCCATTCTATTTTCATCGCTTCATCTGTGCCGTTTTTGATGGCAGTTTCGATTGTTTCTAATAAATTTGCACCAAGCAGAGCAAGTCTAGTTTGTCTCATAGTTAAAGATGCTGGAACTGTATCTTTAAACTCAGCTTCTAACTCTTCTGCTGTTTTTTCTACAACTTTTTGAGATACATTTACTAAAAAGTTATCTTCATCAAGCGTATATGTTTCATTTCCATCTAGTTTATGTGTAGCACTATCAAAAGCTTCTGTTATATTTTTTTCTTTCCAAAATGCAAAATCTTGTAAACCTAAGCTTTCATCAGTCCAGCTTAAATCATTTAATGATTCTTGTTTTAAACCTTTTAAGCTTTTTGGTAATTTTGCGTTTGTTATCTCTTTTGTTATTTTGTTTATTTTTTTCATTATTTATCCTTTATATAGATATTTGATAGTTTTAATGAACTCACTTTGTCTTGATACCCTGACATTAAAGTTTTATCATTGGTTATATAGTGTGTACCACTTAAATTAGTTGCACCAGTTCCTATTTTAGATTCTGTAACCATAATGTTTGACATATCTCTTATGTTTACAATAACTGAAGATGAGCCTACGCAGAGTATAGTGAAATCGTCTATAATGTGATAAGAATATGCAGTTAAACCTAGCTCTACTGTCGTTATCAAATTAAAACTATTAGCAGATATATCATATACATACATAGTATCATTAGATTGTACTAGCAAAGTATTATTCTTGTATATAATACAAGCTGTTGTCGAGCCTAATATTTTACTTGCTATAAGGGTTGATTTATAAATATTAGACACATCTAACAGAGTTACAGTTTGACTATCTGGACTTAGTACTACCATACGTTTTGTTTCTAAATCATAAGACATGACTGTTGCTGCATCCATTTCATTATTTATATATTCATGACGCACACTTACATCCAAAGGATTTGATATATCCATTGAATAGAATCTACCTGCTGAAACCACAGAGTTAGTCCAAGCAGTTTTTCTAGCCACATCAAGTACAATGTCCCTCCCTGGATATTTATTACTCCCTCCACAGTATGAAAGTAAGTACATATTACGAGGATTAACTACACTAATAGCTAAAAAATAATAAGCTGAAGTATTTGAAGACCTAGCTGTACAGTATAAGACTTTGTTTACTGTATCTAATGCCAAAGCAGAGTTATCTGTATGACAAAGAAGAGTCGTATTTGTATAAGTATCTAGTACCTGAATATTTGTCAAGTCTGATAAATCCAAAGAGACAATAGTATTAATATCTGTAGACAAAACATATCCTATCTTGTTTTCCTCATCTACAGTAAAAGCTCTAACATCGTTTATGAACCCATTCGATATTCCAGTAATCCAATTTGTGTTATAAAAAGAAAATTCTTCCTTATATGTTTCAACATTTTTTTCTTTCCTACTCGGCAAACCACCCAATCCACCACCAACACTGGGCTTTAATTTTCCTAACTGATTCATATTAAAAATCCGTTAAACGTGCTGTAATTACTATTCCATCTGCTAATGCAACACCAGCAGATACGTATAGTTTTTCATTTGATTCAAGTCTTATTGGTGTATCTTGACTAATATCGGAAAAGGTTGTAACTGGTATAGCTGTTGAAGTATCTACTGTGTGTGCTTCCATTAAAACACTATCAATTAATCTTTTTGTTACTCCATCATCTTGACTAACAAATAAATATAATGGATTTGCAGTTGTTGTTGCACGTGGCATTGCTGTAACTTTTGTGAGTAATGCTCCATCTGTTCCAGCAGTTGCTATAAGTTCAGTATTTGTCGGTGTATCATTTGTAATTATTCCAGCTAATGTTAGTACTGCTGTATTTACTTTTGGTATTTGTGCGAATGGTGCTGTATGTGTCATGTTTTTCCTTTTGTTTTTTAATTGTTCTTATACTAGAAGTATAATGCTGTTGCTGTTGCTTGTGCTAAGTTTTGTTTTTGTGATAGTTTAGATTCAATTTCTTGACTACTGTATGTATCTGCTGCTGATATAGTTTTATCATTAACAGTTCCTTCAGGGAGTATTGAAACTACCCCAAGTACTTTCTCTTTTGCAGCTACTGTAATTTGTGAGGCTTCTACCACTTCCTGGTGTTTTGTATTGATATCTTCAGCAGTATTGTTTACTTCATCTTTTATTTTATTTATTTTGGGAACAAAACTTTCATTTATATTTGTTGCCAATGTATTTGAAGTGTACTTTAAAAAACTCCATACGGCTAATGCTCTTGTATTATCATCCTGTATTGATCTGTCAGGTACTACCCCTTCATAAACTGCTAATGTTGTTAATTTTGTTTCTATCATTTCGTTGGTACTCCTACTATTTTACATTGTGTTGGTATGCTTTGATTGTTGGCTTTCATTGAAAAGTTTTCTAAATACCCAATATCAATGTTTTCTGCAAAAACATCCTTTTTAGTAGGTATCCAAAGCATATACCTATCAAATATCTCATCTGCTCTCATTGCTGTAGAGTTGAAATTATTTGTATCAACTATTAATTCAGCACTTAAAACTCTTACACTTCCTTTACGAAGTACAGTTCTAAATCCAGTAAATTGATTAACATCAAACTTACTCTGACTTTCCCAAGTTAAAAGATTTCCGATTATATTAAACCCAAGTTCTTCTTCTCGTCCAATACCTAAAGTTCCTATAGACATATCTCCAGTAAAAGTTAAAGTAACAGTACTACTAGGAAGCCATTCCAAATCCAATATTACTTTTCTTTTTTGCTTTGTAGGCTTGAAACAATACTCAGCAAAATCATCAAAACTAATATCTTTTCCACTTATTACAGATTTTGTTACCTCCTGTGTTGTATTACATTTTTGTGAGACTGTTAAAAGATGAAATTTACAATCAACAAAAGATAAGATATTACATTGGTTAAAGTCCATAGTCATTACTACATCAGTTCCAACTGTTTTTGCTCCTATATTTTCATCTAAAGCAAACATATTTGCACTATTTACATAACCAAACCAAACCCATTTTTCACTATTTTCAAGACATGGAAAATTTCCTACATTTGGTTCTTCTATAGTTCCGATAGTGCTTCTATAAATACTTTTTAGCTCAGGTACTATTACATTATCACCATGTAAATATTTCTGCGTTTCAGAATATTCTGGATATTGTTCATCTGTTACACCTGTAATTGTTGTTGCATTTTTATAGATAGTTTTTTGATAAGTGATTCCTTCATGCTCTACACTTAGAACTTCCTCTTTTAACTCTGCAAAATTCATTTATTGAACCTACCTGTTCTTGTATTTTCTGCTATATTTGATGAATGATGATTATTATCTTCTCTCATTTTTCTAACTTCATTCTTTAAAGATTGGATCTCTTGTAAAAGTTTTTTCATATGCAGTGGATCATTTTTAAGTGGTACGATAAGTTCATCATGACTTTCTTCACCAATATGACCAAAAACTCCACCTTGTCCACCTTTTATTAATCCACCTTCTGCAAATGCTGTATATTTTTTATTATTTAAATACTCATCAGAGTTTAAAAATCCGCTTGATATTTCAGCTCGTGTTAAATCACTACTTGTCCAATAGTCAACACCTGTTAACTCTCCTTCTCTTCCTAAAATATCTTGATATAAGCTTCTTACATATTGTTCTCTTTCAGATAACACAGGTTCGTTTGTAGGTATTCTTGTGTTAGAAGAAGTTGTTGAATTTGTAACTAGAGATTTTCCTATATCACTGAGTTGAGCTAGTAATGACTCATAAGTCATCCTTGTATTTTCTTCGATCTCTGCTAAATAATCTATTTGAGTTCTAGTATCTATTTCTAAATCTTCTAATTGATTAGCAGCTGATAACTGAGCATAAGTCATATCTGCAGTACTCGTAAATAGATCAGTATTATTAAAGATATTTGAGCTTGATACCAAGTCTTTTATTACAGATGCATATCCATCCTCATCTGTTATATCAAAATCTTTAGCAGTATTTAAAGTAGTATAAAATTTAGCTAAAGACACATCTGCTGTTTGACTATATCCACGTAACTTATCTATTGTTGTTTCTAAAGATGTAAATACACCTTCAAGTGTAGAAATTGAATCTGCATATTCATTTGTTTGTTCAATAATAGATTTATTAGCTGACAATAACTCAGCTTCTGCATCTGTTAAACCAACTGTATCAGAAGCTAACTTTTCAAATAGTGAAGATAATTCTTCTATATTTGTTGCAACATCTACACCCAAATTTGAAGCCATATCTCCTAATAACTCTTCATCGTTTTTAAAACTATCTACAAAAGAGTTTATATTATTAACAGAAGTCTCCATCGCTTCTGCTACTAGTTCAAAGCTATCCATGCTATTGATAAGCTCCCTAAGTCCTTTATCGTTTGTTTCGTATGCTGTTCCAAGTTGTGTGTTTAGCTTATAAAGTGTATCTTGTTGTTTTAAGAAATCTTTAGGATTTGTAGAAAATAAACTTTCTAATTCTGCATTAGTAAAACTGTTTTCTAATTCTCTAATAAGAGAAATATTTTCTTCTATAAAAGACGAGAAGCTTTTATCCCCTATAAGAGAAGATACAGTTTCGTATGCTTTTTTAGTTTCTAGTTCTGCATATTTACTAGTATTTGTTATAGAGTCAAACATATCCTCTACATCTTCTTTATAGTCAACTAAACTTTCCAAAGAGCCGAAAGAACCTTTTGCAAAATCCGCCATTAGGTTCTGCATTTCAAAAATTCTCTCTACACCTAAAAGCTTATTTTCTTCGGCTGTATTATTTCCGCTACCCCAATTTACGAGAAATCCTGCATTGTTGTCGAAAAGTACACCGACATATCGCAAGAAGTCCTCATTACTTTGAATTAAATCTTTGTTTAATCTTGCGTCTTGTTCCCCTTTAATACCATCTTCTCTTTCTGTAGAAGTCCATAAGTCTGCACCAAATTTACTATTTAGATTGTCGAAAAGTTTTAAATAATTTTCCCATTGTTCAGGTGTTTCATATCTCGATACTAATCGACCTTGAAGCCCTTTTTCTTCTCTAAAATCTGAAGTCATTTCATTTATGTATGTAGCCATAGCATAGTCATATTCTACTTTTGTTTTTTCGATTGTCAGTTGTTCTGCACTACCATTTTTCTTAATCGCTTCCAACAGGTCTATTTGGATATCCGCTTTTTCTAACATAGGCTCAAAATGGTTATCTATTCCGACTTGATTTATTTCAGATTGTGGAACTTTAGGAGCAGAACCACCTCCACCACCACTAGCTCCAATTTGTCCTAGCAATCCACCAACAGCTGCCATAGTTAAAGGTACTGTTACAAGATTTAAAGGATAAGGATCACCCCATGCTCTAATAACAGCACGTACACCTTGTACTACTGCTAAACCTTGCTCGGCAGCAATTGCAACTTTAGCTGCTGTTGAACTTTGTTCCCCATAGCTTGAAACTGCAGCAGAAAGATTTGAAAATGCTCCGATATAACTATCCATTTCACTTTCTCTTATTTTTGATTGTGTAGCATCAAATTCAGATGATGCTTTTTTTTCTTTATATACATCTCCATTTGCTTCAAGGTATGCTTTTGCATATTTCTTTTGTGCTTTTAAATCTGCACTTTCACGTTTCTTTTTGTCTTTATCTATATCAGAAAATGATTTTCCAGCTTGAAGTAATGCTCCACTTACTCCTTTGATGTTTGTAGCCCAGCGATCACTACTATCTGCTAAAGAGGATTGCAAGTCAAGTAAATCAGTCATAGAGTCCATACTATCAAGATTTGCTATTTCTAATTCTGCTTCTATTTTTATCTTTTTTGCACTTATAATACTTATTTCATTAATCAATGCATCATCTACTAGATCTAATTGCACTTGAGTATGTAATGGATTTAAAGCTACAGTATCTCTTAAATTTGCATACTTTAAAGATACTTCATAAAATGGATCATCTTCTATAGTTATATTTAATGATTGTTCTATAGTAGTTAATTTATCCTGCTGAGCGTAAAACTCTTTAGCTGCACTATCCATAGTTGTTTTTATGCTTAGTTTTACAGTTTTATCTGTATTTTTATTTGAAGATGAACCTACTAAAGAATCTTTGTTTTTTTCTGAGTCTTCTATTAATTCACTTCTTTTTTTAATAAGTTTAGTAAGCTCTTCATTTAATTCTTTAATATTCTTTTTATAATGAGTTTCGCCAAATATTCTACCATTCCCTAAATCTTCAAAAAAAGAACCTTTTATTTTGCTGTTATTTTCAGACAGAGCTCTTGTTACATCTGCAATTTTATTTTCTACATCATCAAGTGTTTTAAGATCTGCTGGTTCAGCAAACCAATATTTCAATAATTTTACATCTTTATTTAAATCATCTAAAAATCCAGATAATTCTTTTGCACCTTCTTTAACATCTTCAAATATATCTTCAGTCATAGTTCCAGCTAATTGATCCCAAGAATTTGTAAGATTTGATACAGCGACATTCATTGTATCTGCTGCTTTAAATTGACTTAGTCTATCTTCTAAAAGTTTTACTACATCATCAGATTCTTTTAAAGCTTGATTTGTAAGACCAAGTCCACTTAAAAATCTCCCTAAGTCGCTATTTGCTAGAACAGTTCCAGTTGCAAGTCCATCAACACCAGCAAGAAGTGAATTAAATTCTATTTCTGCACTACCTGCTGCTATTGACATCTTTTTTGTGATATTTATCATCTCACTATTTGATGCACCTGCTTTTTTCATAGATACATACATAGCTTTATAAATTTGGTTTGTTTGATTTAAAGAATGTGGAGTATCTGCATTTATCTTTTGTAAATCTTTTACAGATTTTGTAGCTTCTATAGTTGCTAATGAGTATTTATCTGTTAAAGTTAAGTGTTTTCCAAGAGCTGAAATATTTGAGCTAGTAGCAACAGTAAGAGCTGTAAGCCCTTGAGTTGATTGTTCTAAAGAATTATTAAAAGAAAATCCACTTTTTATAGCAAATTCAAATGCTTCTTTGATTAGATATATAGAACCTACACCAGCAGCAATACCACCGAGACTTTTTGTAACATCTTTTATCCCTATAGATGCAGATTTGGTTTTAGTATTTAATGTATCAAATTCATCACCGACAACTTTTACAGCACCTGTATCTTTGTCAACTTTAATTTTGATTTTTAATTCTTTATTCATCTACTATCACCTTTTCTACCACTATATGGCGATACTACTAAATCTTAAAAAGATTTATGTAGTACTATTAACTTTACTTAGTATTCTTTTCATGATTTTATATATATCTATAGAATCAAACTTATATTTTTTACAATAATCTTTAACTATCTCATAGCTTATCTCTACCCCAAATCCATTGTTTTTTAGAGATGTTTGATATATATCAAACAAAATATATTCATAATTAGTTTCTAACTCATACGAAAATATTCCGTTATCTTTTCCAAGTGTTTTTATGTAAGCTATGACACTCTTTATGCTTTCTTCTTGAGCTTTCCCATCTCTTCATCACAAAGATTTATGAAGTCATAAAAATTTCCATTTTCTTCATAAAATTCTTTTACTGCTTCAATCTCTTCTTTTTCACCTTTGAAATTATCAAAAAATTGTTTAAATGATAATTCATCAATTTCATACATCTTTGTACCTGGTGCTTTTGACAATTTTTTCATCTCTTTAATTTGTTTTGTAACTTTTTCAAAGTATGTGAATTTTAATTTTTTACTATCTAATTCGATCTCTACATCTATAAATTTTCTTGTGTTTTTATCTAATTTTAAGTTCATCTTTTAATCCTTTACGCTTTTGCCATGAAGTATTCTTTGAAATGAGAATCTTCAGTATCTAATTTAACTATTTCACAATCAAAACCAACAGTTGCATGTTTTTCTGCAAAATAATCTCTAACATCTCCACTAGGAGTGATAAAAGCATGATGTATTTCAAGCACAGGGTTTTTAGATCCTGATAAGTTCTTACCAATAATTCTAATTTTTCCTTCTACTTTTGCAATCGTTCCACCTTTTATCACATCAAGTGTAGTTTCTACTGTTGCTGTTGTTCCATCTGGTAAAGTATCTCCAATAGCAAAAACTTCAGTTCCAACTGTACCAAACATAGCCATCGCCATATTGTCTTTACTCATGTTTTGTGTTGTAAATGCTGTAGTTGCTTTTGTTTCAGTAAGTACTTTGTCTACTTGCTTTTTTACACCTTCATCTTTACTATAACCATCAGCATAAGTATTTGATATTTTTAAAGTTGCTGTTTGCACCTCTCCAATAGCTACAAATGGTTCATAACCAGTACCATTGTAAAGTGCTAATTCAACCGTTCCACCACCTATATATCTTTCTATATCTGCCATTATTTATCCTTTTTATCTATTTGAGTTGTTGTAGCTTTTTGTTCTTCAACTAATTCAACAGCTTCATTTTCTACTAAAATATCTGCTGTTGTTTTAAGTACTTCCATAGTTTTACCTATTGGTACCAATTTTTGATTTTCATCTCTAACACCTTTTGGGTTTAGAACTTTTACGGTTACTTTTTCGTTTGCCATCTAATATCCTTTAAAATATGATTTTTTTTAAGAACTCAATAAGTCCTATTTGTTGAATTATTGCTAGTGTAACACCACCAATAATCCAGTTTTTAATCGCTGCTATATTTTTAGAAAAAGAACTAAAAGATTCTGTTAATGTTTTGTTTGATTCTTTGAGTTCTTTTATCTCTAGAGCATGATGTTCTTGTGTAACTTCAAGCTTTATAATTCGTTCTTCCATCACACACCTCTTACTTCACATTCAATATGAAATGCTTCTTTTTTCTTTCCATTTTCAAAAAAAGTATCACTTTTTAATAACTTCATTCCATCATTATTTTGAACATGATTTTTTACAAATTTATTATAAAGCTCTTCATTATTTTCTTCATATAAAAAAATAGCTATAAATACTACTTCTTTACATGCCGTTTTGATAGTTGTTCTTTTTTGCGTAAAAAGTGTGAAGTCTGTTGTATGTGTACTTACAATACTTTTGATAGCATTTCTAGCTTCATCTTCATTTATATACTGTCCCACAACATCTCACTTTCATCATCATTATTTGTTTTATTTAATGCACTATTGGCACGATTGAGCCAATACTCTTGAAACTTCTTTACGTCTTTAAATGTCTCAAGAGATTCGGCATACTCTTCAGCTCGACTTTGCATCTCAATAAAAAGTAATGGAGCAAGATAATATAAAGACTTAGAACCTATAACTTCAATTTGTTGTATCTCTTCATCAAAAGTAATATGATTATAATCCCATATTGCACGATTAAGATGTGGAGTTATATCTGTATCTTCTAAGCTCAAAGGGAATAAACCCTTTAAATCTTCTATATTTACTGATTCCATAATTGTACTTTTTACGCTGCTACAAATGTCACTAAAGTTACATATTTATGAATATCAAATTCATAATCACAGTACACAACAAATTTATATCTTAAACAAGAAAGTTCATTGTCATACCATCTCGTTCTCTCAATTTGATTTGAGATTCCAAAGACCATATTTTTAGGAACTGTGGCTAGAAATTCGCCAGTTTTCATATTTTCATTTGGTTTGAGTTTGTACCCCATAAATGAGTTAATTCCACCATTTATTAAAGCTCCACTATTTGGATAAGCTTCAGATACTTCTAATTGATAAGCATCATAATCAACTGCACTTAGATAAATAACAGCTTTTCCACCTTTACAATCTTCATGAATATTTTCAACTACTTTTTGAAGTTGTGCAGCCACCTCTGTTTCAGATGTAGTTACTTTTTTAGAATCAGAGCTATCTTTTGCAATTTGCACCCAACCTTTGGCTAATTCTTCAAATTCTGCTGTAGATGCTGCATTATCATCTGTACCAACAATTCCTAAATAATCTAAATCATTCATAAATGCAACAGCAAAACTTGCAAACTGCTCTGTATCAAAGTTTGGATTATCTTTGTTATCATTTAAAGTATCTTGTAAAATTCTTGCATTTAAAGATACACCTTTACTCATATCAAGATTACACCCAATTTTTCCAAGTTTTTTCATAGCAGCTGTAGATGGAGCAGTTCCACTTATATGTCTACTTAATACACCTTTTGCAATATCATAAGTGCTTCTTTCTTTTGTAAGTTTAGAAGAGATATCTACTGTTACATCTTTTAGGATAGATTGTCTATCTACAATAGCTTTAATAAATGTTCTTGCTTGTTGTGGTGTAAGATTTCCACTGAGTGTTACATCTTGTGGTGTTGTGTTTGCTTTTAAAATATCTGTTAAATTTTGCATTATAAAATTCCTTCTATTGAATTTGCTTTTTCTACATCAGTTTTAGCTGGTGTGTCATCTTGTTTACTTTTTTTAAGCTTTTCTACTAGCTCACCATTTTCTTTTTCTAAATCTTCAATCTTTTGATTTAAAGGTTTAACACTTTTTTCTATCTCTTCTTTGATAGTTTTCTCTACATCTTCTTTTTTCAACTCTTCCCCTTCTTGTGATTTGTGTATATTTGCTTCATCGTTATAAACATGACCACTTATTTCTACTGAAGTTCTTCCAAATATTTTTTTGAACATATTTAAAACATCATCCATAGAAAAACTTTTTTCATCTGCTTTTGATACTTCAGGTTCTATTTTCGTAGCAGTTCCAGCCATAGAGATACCAGCTATCTCTCCTGTTTTTGCTTGTTCTTTAAGAACATCATCTTCAAGCTGAATTGCTACAGCCCAAGAACCTAAAGCTTCTTCAGGAAAAATAGAATCATTTTCTTTGATGATCCAGCTCTCAGCAATAAATGCTTTTTCATTATTGAAACTATGCGATTTGTCTACATTTGTAGTGTTTTTTGATTTCATAAAGTTATATGCTGCTTTTATGATTTCATCTGCATCTGTATACTCTCCATCAGTATCTACTTGATTTGGAGCATAAACTACACCATATATCACACCTTTTTCATCATCAGTTTTAGAAATTTTTATTTGATGTTGATGTAATGGATCGTTCTCACTCGACTTATAAATGATATCTTTCCCATTTGCTCCAGCTTTCACTAAAGATATATGTGTAATAGATATATCAGTAAGTTTAGTTGCTTTCTTTTTATCTGACATCGTGTTCCTTTCTTTAAATTTACTCCACTATTATGACAATTTCAAAACTTTAAAACACTCCATATATGAGTATTTAGAGTGATTAAAAAAATCTTTTATATTAGTATTGGGTATCTGAACCTTAAAAGGTTTATGTGGTATGAAATGAAGGGAATTTGATGGATGAACATATACTAAAAGGTGCTACAAAATCAAAACAATATATAGATAAAGACACGTTAAGTCCAAATGGAACCATAAATCCTTTTATAGATTTTAATGGACTTCTAAAGTATTACTATTTCAATGTCTATCATCAAAGAAGTATTAAATTAAAAGCTGGACTTTTATCACAAGTGAAGTCTACAAACTTAGATAAATATTTACCATCATCTGAATTTATAAGTGATTTTCTATTTGCGGTGTGTTGTGATTTAGAGATGTATGGGAATGCATTCATGGAAAAAGCTGGTACTACTAAAGAGTTTCATCTTCATCATATATTGGGTTATCAAGGTAGGTTAAATAAAGACAAAGAGATCTATCAACTTACAACAAATGATGATGCTCTAAAACTTGATGGGTACCATTTAAAATATTATAGCCCTAGTGGAAAGTATTATGGAGAGCCTGATTATTTAACAGTTCTAAAACAAATCAATACTTTAAATCAAGCAGATACTTATAATAGTACTTTTTTTACAAATGGAGCTAGACCAGGCTTTGGAATTGTGTTTGAAAATTCAGCACCAAATGTAGAGCAGCAAAAAGCTTTTAAGACATTTTTTTCGGATAATTACAAAGGTTATGAAAATTCTCATAAATCACTTTTGATGTATACAGGGAAAAGTAAAGAGGGAACTCCTCCTGCAAAAATACGATTAGAAAAACTTGATGGTATTGAAGATATGAGTTTTGAGAAACTCAAAAATGTAGGACGTGATGAAATTATAGCAGCTCATGGAGTACCTCCCAGATTAGCTGGAGTTATGACAGCTGGTGGGCTGGGTGGGGGAAGAGAACTTATAGATCAACTTCATTCTTTTAACCAAGTGGTTATGAAACCAAAAATAAGAAGAGTTGAGGGATTCTTTAAAAATATAGGGATTGATTTAGAAATTGAAGAGCTTGATGTAACAAACTTTAAAGATGATAGCGATCTTGTTACAAATCTTGTAGATAGAGATATTGTATCTCAAACAGAAGCAAGAGAACTTTTAGGGATAGGAAATAAATAAAATATGTTTTCTATGCCGTTTAAAACCCGTTTAAAAACTCAAAACTATTTTTATTCGATTAATGTATCGTCTAAACAAATAAAAGGCTAAATAATGGCTTATACACAAGAACTCAAAAAAGAAGCACTTAACTTAGTAAAAGCTGGTGTAAGTATCACAGATATCTGCAAAGACCTTAAAATCAAAAATAGAGCTACCCTTTATGGATGGATTAAAAAAAGTGAAGATAAAAATGTAAATGAAGAATCTATAGAAAATCTTGATAAGCAAATAGCCACTTTATCTAAAAGAGCTCCAACAGAAGCAAACAGCAGAAAGTTAGCAATGCTTACTAAATCAAAAGAAAGATTAGAAAAGAAGTCTAAAAAAATAGTCAAAAAAGTAAAACAAAATATCATCCACTCTAAAGAAGTTCAAGAATACAGAGATAAGATGCTTGATGAAGATTATGGTCTATATAAATATCAAAGAGAGTTTATGCATGATACTAGTCGTTTTAGAGTTTGGTTAAAGAGTAGACAAATCGGTGCTACTTATGGATGTAGTGGTGAGTGTTTAGTAGATGCTATGAGTGGTATGGATCAGCTGATACTTTCAGCTTCTGAAACACAAGCTTTGAAGTGGTATGCCGAGATTCAAAAGCATGCTGAAAAATTAGATATCGTGTTGAGTGGTTCTAGTTCTGAAATAAAGGTACCTTCAGGAGCTACTATTTATATCTTTGCAAATAACTTTAGAACTATACAAGGGTTCTCAGGAAGTGTTTGGATGGATGAGTTTGCTTGGTACTTAAATCCTAAAAGAATATGGGAAGCATTTATTCCATCTATTACATCTGTAAAAGCTGGTGAAACAAAAGCTAGAATTACTATTTTAAGTACTCCCTTTGTTCAGGATAGTTTATTTCATAAGCTTTGTGTAGATGATGTTAAATTTTATATGTTTTCTAGGCATATTACAACTATTACTGATGCTGTTAAAGATGGTCTTGATGTAGATATTCAAATACTAAAAGACCTATTTGATGAAGACAGCTGGGCTATGATGTATGAGTGTCAGTTTGTAGATGATGATAGTTCTTTCTTTCCTATATCACTTATTAAATCTTGTGTTAAAGATTATAGTTACTATACACCCAATTTACAAAATGTACTTTGGAGTGGTTATGATATAGGTCGTGTAAAAGATTTATCAAGTTTGAGTTGTTTGGATTTGGTTGAGAAAAGATACACACTTGCTATTCAAGATGTATATGAAAAGATGAAATTTGAGTCTCAAAAAACAGTTTTAAGAGATCATTTAAGAGTATTTAAAAAGTCAAATATCAGAATAGATATGACAGGAATAGGAAGAGATATAGCTGAGACTATGGAGAGTGAATTTCCTAGCCAAGCTGAAGGCGTATACTTCACAGC